TGGTACCTACTGGTTAGATACTGTTACTACTAGCTGGGGTCTGTTCCAGTGGAATGCTACTACAGAAGCATACACAGCACAAACTCCATTGGTAATTACCAGCACTACTCAACTTGACTCTGGCGCCCCTAGCGCCAGCGTTGGTAGCATCGGCGATTACGCTGTGGTTGCTACTAATTCAAGCAACCCAATTTACTACAAAAATTCCTTGAATAACTGGGTTGTAGTAGGTTCAGATGCTTGGAAACAATCATGGCCCACAGTACAAGGCACTGAGTCTGTAACTGGTGCTTTGCCAGCAGGATCTATTGTGCTTAATGGTAATACCATTACAGTACCTGTTGCTCCAAACAATTACCTAGACGACTTGGTTGCATTGATCAACTCATTACCTGCTAACCTTGGTATTTCAGCCACAGTTGATAGTAGCAACCGTATTAATCTTTTTGCCAATAGCGCAGCCGAAAGTGACGGCTCCACTGCTGGCGGCGGCGTTCTGCAAGTGTCTGCCAGTAGCACATCTGCTTTGTTAACAGCACTGGGTCTAACAGCTAATACCTATTACACTCCTGCTTTGCAACAAAGTCCCAACTACACAGTGCCCAAGTGGGGCAGTGCACAAGCTCAACCTCGTCCTACTGGTTCCGTTTGGAACATGATGACTGCGGTTAATAATGGTGCATTGTTTGCAGTTAAACGTTATTCAGCAACACTAGGCGCATTTGTTACTCAAAGCGCACCTATATATGAAAACGATCAAAGCGCAAACAAAGCACTTGATCCAGCAGGCGGCGGAAAAAATATTCCTGCTGACAGTTTGTATGTGCAATATAATGTTTCCCCAGAGTTGTCAGAGAGCTCGTTGTATAACAACACAGCTACATTTGACATCAAGCAAAGACTTGCGTCTGGACCAACAGTGATCACTGGTGATGACACCAATCCTAGTTTTACAAATGGCAATCAATTTGAAATCTCAGCAAGTACTGCCAACAGCGCAACATTGACTACCCCAGTTACTGCCACTTTAGGCGGAACAACTATTGCAGATTTTATACAAGCTGTATCAGCTGCCGGTGTGCCAAACGTGTCAGCATCTGTTGACTCTGATGGTGCAGTTGTGTTTACACACGCTCTAGGCGGTGTGATTGTGTTAACTGATTTGTCTACTGGCACAGCCGTTACCGATGCTGGATTTAATAACACTGTAACTGGTGTCACAGACGGTACAGGTGACTTGACTGGTTCTTTAGAGCTCAGCAACTGGGTACAATTGACTTATACTGCTAGTGCAAGTGCACCTAGCTTGGATCCTGCTGATGGCCGCTTGTGGTACTACAGTGCTACAAATCAAGTAGACATCATGATTCAAAGCGATGGCGCTTGGAGCGGTTATAAAACAGTGGATCTAGATATCCGTGGTTATAATCTAACACAAACTGACCCAGCAGGTCCTATTATTGCTTCTACAGCACCATTGACTCAAAGCGACGGTACTGATTTGGTATATGGTGACCTTTGGATCGACACTAGCAACCTAGAACTATACCCAGTTATCAAACGTTGGGAATTGGTAAGCGGAGCATCACAGTGGGTGACAATTAGCAATGTTGACCAAACAACCAGCAATGGTGTGTTGTTTGCTGATGCACGTTGGGCACCTAATGGTGTAACCAATCCTATCACTGACAACTTTCCAACTATTACTAGTTTGTTAACAAGCAACTACACTGATCTTGATGCACCAGATCCTACACTATATCCTGAAGGCATGTTGTTGTGGAATACTCGTCGTAGCGGCTTTAATGTAAAGAGCTTCCAAGTTGATTATTTCAATCCAACTACATTCTCAGTTGATGCTTACAGCAACGCATCTAGTTATTCAGTTAACGATCTTGTGTTGTATGAAGGCATTATCTACACAGCAATTGCTCCAGGAACTGGCAATTTGCCCACCAATCCATCTTTCTGGACTCCACTAGAGACCAATGCTTGGGTAACTTCCGCTGGAAATCGTTCTGATGGTAGCCCATACATGGGACGAATGGCTCAACGTCAATTGATAGTTGCTGCCATGAAGAGTGCTATTGATACACAAGACACATTGCGTGAAGAACAAAACGTGTTTAATTTGATTGCTACTCCTGCTTATCCTGAGTTGATCCCTAACATGGTAGCACTCAATAACGAGCGTAGTAACACTGCATTTATTGTTGGCGATACGCCTATGCGTTTAGGACCACAGGGTGGAGATATTGTTTCCTGGGCCACAAACAATAGTGGTTTAGGCTACGCCACAGGCGATGGCTTAACAATTAGTGATCCATATGTTGGCGTATTCTACCCCAGCTGCCAAACAGTTGATAACACTGGATCCGTTGTAGTACAACCGCCAAGTCACATGATGTTACGTACTATTGTACGTAGCGACGAAGTGGCATTCCCTTGGTTGGCACCAGCTGGTGTACGCCGTGGTGTCATTGACAATGCTGACGCAATTGGTTATATTGAATCACAAACTGGTGAGTTTGTTACAATCGCTACAGGCCAAGGCTTACGTGACGTGTTGTACATAAACAAAATCAATCCAATTACCTTTATTCCAGGTGTTGGTATCACCAACTACGGTAACAAGACTGAAAGTGCTATTACTAGTGCTATGGATCGAATCAACGTTGCTCGTTTGGTTGCTTACATACGTGGACGCCTAAACGAAATTGGCAAGACATTTGTGTTTGAGCCCAATGATCAAATCACACGCAATGAATTCACCAACGCAGTTGATGGACTCATGATTGATTTGGTTGCTAAACGGGGCATTTACGATTATCTGATTGTGTGTGATCTTTCCAACAACACTCCAGCTCGTATTGATCGAAACGAACTGTACATGGACATCGCAATTGAGCCCGTGAAAGCAGTTGAATTCATCTACATACCAGTGCGCATCAAGAACACTGGTGAGATTGCAGCCGGCCAAACAGCCGCATCAAATGCGGTCTAATCGAGCATAAATAAAGTATACAGGAGATAACACATGGCTGTTTCATCACTAACTAGAATGACAGTGCCTTTGGCAAGCGATCAAAGCAACCCCAATCAGGGGTTGTTAATGCCCAAACTCAAGTATCGCTTCCGAGTGGTATTTGAGAATTTTGGTGTGGCTACCCCACGAACCGAACTCACCAAGCAAGTGATTGATTTCACCCGCCCTTCGGTGACGTTTGACGAAATCCCAATTGAGATTTACAACAGCCGTATGTATTTGGCTGGTAAGCACACTTGGGATATGCTTACTGTTAATTTACGTGACGATGCGTCAGGTGAAGTTGCACGTTTAGTTGGCGAACAATTGCAAAAACAATTGGACTTCAGCGAACAAGCAAGTGCGGCTGCCGGCATTGATTACAAGTTCTTGACACGTTGCGAAATTCTCGACGGTGGCAATGGTACATCAACACCTACAGTATTAGAAACTTGGGAAATTTATGGTTGCTACTTGAACCAGGTCAATTACAATGACTTAAACTATGGTTCAAGCGAAGCTGTAACTATCACCATGCAGATCCGCTTTGATAACGCTGTTCAGACCCCATTGGGTTCTGGTGTCGGCGCACAAGTAGCTCGTTTGGCTGGTACTGTGGTTACTGGTACTGGTACTGCGGCAACTTAATAACGCATGGCGTTTGGTCAAGACTTCCTCAAAGCCTTCTTTGGCAATGACTATGTCAAAGACTATACCCACGCTAGTAAAACGTTTAGAAGCGACGGCTATTCAAATAGCCCTCGCTTTAAATATCTTTTTCATGTTTACTTTAATTTAAACACTGTACAAATCCCAGCACTGAGAAATATATTCTCAACTCCTGATACATCGACCATTGGGATGTTGATCAAGACTATAGATCTTCCTAAATTCAGTATTGACACCGAAGTACTCAATCAGTACAACCGCAAGCGCATCATTCAAAAGAAGATCCAATACCAGCCGGTCAGCATGAGATTTCATGACGATCAAGGCGATCTCATACGAACATTGTGGTACAACTACTACAGTTATTACTACAAAGACCCTATTCAAAAGTATCAAAACATTGCACCCACTGCTGGTACACTTGGCACCAGCGCCACATTGAGCAATGGATTTGATTATAACGGACGAGACATTTACTCGGCCAATCGACAAGTCAACGATTGGGGCTACATAGGTGAATCATACAACGATGGTACACAAAATAAACCACCTTTTTTTGCTGACATCACAATCTATGGATTGAATCAGCACAAGTGGAACAGTTATGTGTTAATCAACCCCATGATCAGTGAGTGGAGTCACGACACATACGACTACAGTCAGGGCAATGGTGTGATGGAAAACAACATGACCATCAATTATGAAACTGTAAAATATTACTCAGGAGCACTAGGCGGTGTTCGTCCAGACACAAACGTTGCTGGATTTGCCGCACCTGAGAATTACGATCAACAACAAAGCCCATTGACCCGACCAGGCGGCACTCGTAGCATTATAGGCCAAGGCGGACTATTGGATGCTGGCCTGGGTATCATATCCGATCTACAAAACCCCAGTGTGGGCAGTGTAATTGGTGCTGTACAAAAAGCCGGAACAGTTTATAACACCTTTAAAGGTGCCAACTTAAAATCAGTTGTTAATCAAACAGCTACAGATGCAGTACAAGGTGTGCTAAGAAGCACAATTCAAGGCACGCCGGGCGGAGTTGATACTAGCCAGCTAACCAACGCACTCAGACGCCCAATATTTCCAACACCACCAAAAGGTTAATTCATGGGATCAGTAAACACAGCCAATAACAAGATTGACCCAACCGTACGAGTGTTCGATCAGTTTTATTCTTTCGAACTCAATGTACCTGTAGCCGAGTATGATGTGGTCAACAGCTACTTTGAAAGTGTTTTTAAAACCAAAGATGCCGCAAAAAACTTTACCACAGCACTGTTTCGTGTGGCACAGGAAACTGGCACTCCAGTATTGACTTTGTTACAAGAAATGCAAGGTCAAGATTCCATTCATGTATCAGCTACATTGGCTTATTACTTGAACGGCCTACGTAGTCCTAGCACACTACTCGGTGTGAACTCAGTATTAACTCCCAATTACTATACTGCTCGTAACGTTTTGCCATGACAAATTTTGCTCAAGGTGTTTTTGTTCCTTTAAACGCCAAGAAATATGTAGGCAAAGGAAATCCGCGTTATCGGTCAGGCTGGGAATGGAGCTTTTTTCAATTCTGTGATCAAAACGAAGCTGTGCTAGAGTGGGCCAGCGAAGCTATCTCTATCAAGTACATACATCCCTTTACCGGAAAAATGACAAACTACATACCAGATGTGTTCATGCGCTATAGAACCAAGAACAACAAGGTATGTACAGAGATCATTGAAATCAAGCCACGCAAACAAAGTGTGATTGAAGGCAAAATGACCGAGCGTGATCGCATGGTGGTGGCCATAAACCATGCCAAATGGGCCGCTGCTCAGGCCTGGTGTAGCAAAGCAGGCATAGTATTTCGTGTGTTAAACGAAGATGCTTTGTTTCGTAATGGTAGTAAAAAGCGGTAAATACCGCATGAA